ACAATATTCCATTGACTTACAAGGCTTGAACTTTTTACCATCACAAAAGCAGGTTCAAATCCTGTTTCTACAATAGGTCCATTTGTTGAACCATTACCTGTGTATGAGCCAATCTTTGAAAAGCCTTCGACTGAATGGAAACAATAGGCTATCTGTCCTGTGCCAAGACCAACATCTCTTAATGTAAATACTGTAGACGTAGGACTTGTACTATCAAACCTTGTAGTGCTTGAAGCTGCATTAGTTAAAGAAAGAAGTAATTTATTCCCATTACCAATAGGCTCTGCATACACCTGCCAGTCCGCTGCTATATCTAAAGTTTTAAATAATATTAATTCAGGGGCAGCTGATAAACCGTGACCTACTGTATTTATAGCAGATGTTCCATCCCATTTAACGATAGAAAATCCTGCATCTTGATTAGCTTGTACTGTACTCGTAACACTTCCATCAGTATTGCTACTTGTAGTTCCTCCGTTTGCTTTTAGACACCAAGCTACAAAATCCCCTCCACCTGCATTTACTCCATTTGCACTTCCTACAGTAAACCCTCCTGAATCAAAAGAAGTTAACTGATTTGAATCAACTGTATTTTCATTACTATTATTCGATTGTAATAAATTATAAACACCTCTTGTTGAATCAAACCAATTTTGTCCTCTAACTGCATCTCTTTGTTTTAACCAAACTAAATCAGGAGTAAAGTTTAATCCGTATTCATAAGTAACATTACTTGCAGTACCATTGTTGTTTCTTGTATCATCATTTGCATTTCCTTCAAATCTATAAGAAGCTACAAGTGAGTTTTCTTGATATAATGTAGTTACTTCACTTGCTGATAATTCTTTATTAAATACTCTAAATTGGTCTAATGTTCCTAATAAATTATTTCCCCCTGAAGCATTGTTAGCACCTAAATAATTAGCACTACCTGCTGATGATTTAGTAATATTTCCTGTTGTATATTCTAAACTACCATTTACATATATTTTTGCAGGGCTTCCACTTTTAAAAGTAATAACTAAATGATACCAAGTATTAGCACTAAAAGATATGCCGTGGTCAAACCAACCTCCCCCTCCAAAATTAGCTTTATTAGAATCAGTTGATGCAGCTCTAAATATTATCCTGTTTCCTGTATCAAACTCAAATATAGTTTGTGTACCACCTGTTGAACTTGTTATAAACCAAACAGATAAACTATGGTCATTTATATTTGTAATATTAGTAGGTATTGTAACAACACCATCATTGTTTACATTAACACCTTGTCCATATCTTCCTGCTGCATATTGAATCGCTGTTCCTGTTGCATCGTAGTTACCACTTAAATCTGTTTCATCATTTTCAAATCTATAAGTAGCAATACAAGAACTATCTCCAAGTACTTGTAGTGTGTCTGTTGTATCTTCTGATAATGGGTCTAATGATTCTACTGTATCTACTGTTTCTGCATATAAAGTAGAAACTTCTGATGATGATAATTCTTTTGCAAATATTCTTAACTGGTCTAACTTACCCTCAAATCTTAATGAGCTATTTCTTCTTGAACCTATATAAAAAGTAGAAAAAGAATCTCTTGTAAAAGAAAAAGTATTAGAGCCAATTAAAGAGCCATCTCTATATAATTTATTACCAGTTGGCGTCATTACTGCTACAAAATGCTGCCAAGTATTTGCAGTAAAAGCGTTATTAACCTCTAATTCGTTTGTACCTTGACCACCTACAAATGAAACCTTCATACCTCTTGTATAAGAACCTCCTAAATGAACCATATATACACTATCAGTATCACCCTCGCAAATAAAAGCTACTGTTGTATCATTTATAGGAGTGTTCATCCACCAAGAAATAGACATTTCACCATTTGGTCCTAATTGGTCAGAAGTTAAACCTGATGGTGTTATATTACCACTACCATTAAAATAAGCACCTGCACCAAACTTACCTCCGTTAATAGAATGTGATGAAGAACCATCTCCTTCGTATAATACGACTCCAAAGTGTTCTGATGGTACTAATCCTCCTGGTGCTGCCGCAGCTCCCTGTAATAATCTCTTATTTACAGCCATATTTAAACTATATTAGGGAAATCGTATGTTTTAACTTTCTTTTTAGTAGTTAATGCATCAATTTCTGATTCAACTGTCTCTGATAATTCTCTTAAAGCTACTCTTGCATCTACAACATCTGCTGGTACATCTGCTCCATTATCTGCTTCTCTAATTATATACCAGTCAGTCTTTGCAAGTTCGTTTCCTATTTGTGCTTTAAAGTTATTGATTGCTTGTTCTTTTAATTCTGATAATGATTCACTCCAAGTTATATCTTCAGTATCTTTTCTAAACACTGTTGAAGCTGAATCAAAATATATTTCTCCAAGTGTATGTATTCTTGAGTCATAACTTTCGTCTATGATTACATCAAATAATCCAGCATTACGAAGTTCGTCTGCTGTCATACTTCTTGCGTTTAGGTGATAACCTGTTGATGACCTAAACTTTGCAGGTACATCTGGATAAGTTGTGATAATTCCGTTGTTATTTACTGCTTTCATATTATGCTTCTTTTGATATTGTTGCCCACTGTTCAGTAGCTCCGTTAGTTGATACTATTTGAATTAAATTTGTTACAGTACCATCATAAGTACCGCTAATTTCTTTTACACTTGCAGGTAGTGTTAATGTATAGTTACCATCAATTACTAAATCAATAACCATTCCTGTCTTTGCATTACTAAATGTCAATGTTGTATTTGCACTTAATGTTTTAGTAAAAACTGTTGCATCATCCCAATTAACAGTAGTACCTGATAACACTTGTATTTCTGTAAACTCATCTGCTAATTTAGCATAAGTAATTTGGTCATCTGCTATGTGAACTGAATCAATAGCTCCATCAGCTATTTTATCTGAATCTACAGCATCTGCTGCTAATTTTGCTGTAGTAACTGCTCCATCAGCAACACCACCAGCACCATTATATAACTCTGTAAAGTTATCATTTGTCTTATCCATAGCATCTCTTAGCGGATCTCCTGTTCCATCATTTGGTGAGCTACCTATATTTATTGTTTGTTTTGCCATTTTATTTTATTTTAATATACTGTTGCGTCTGCTGTTAAAGTTGTGCTATCTGCACTAAATAATGTCGTATCTACTGTTAAATAAGAACCATCTGCATCAAAAGGATATACTATACCCCATCCATTCGCTTCATTAACGTTCCCAAACCAACTTACACTATATACTGAACCAAATCCCATTTTCTTATACTGGATAAATTATTCCCCAATTATTAGATTCACTATCATTTCCCCACCAACTTTCATCATATATTGATCCGAATGACATTTTTTATCTTTTCTATATAACTCTTTAATTTAATTTCGTTCTCTTTCTTAGGCTTATATGTTTTCTTCTTTTTTATAGTACCCATCCTGTCATATTTTGATCTCTTTCTGGATACATACCACCATCTTGTGAACCTATATATTCTGGATACAATTCACTATTTGAATCCATATAGTCAATAAACCTTTGTGTATAGAAGTCTGCAGTAGATTTAGCTTGATGTACCAGGTTGTTTATTTCTTCTAATGATGCTGAATCACTGTTTTCTGATCTATGTTTAAATACACCTCCATTGCTAATTTGAAAAGCTGCATATTTCATATATTCTGATTGACTAAACCAAATAAGCATTGGCTTTAAATATGTATTTACAAGAGTTGAATAATCTCCAGATAAAGAACTGTTAACTACATCTGATTGTAATTTATTATATAAAGCTGTACCTAATTGCGTCTGTATATAAGTATCTTGTGCTACTTCAACAAACTGTATTAGTTTATCAGTATCTACATTTCCATCTATTATAGACTTTCTTTTTAATTCTTCTAATGTTATAAATAATGCTTTCATTTCTTATAATTTGGATGATGTCCGTTATTAGGCATATTTTTAGGTGCAACTGATACCTCTGAAGGGTTTTTAGGCTCTTTTAAGCCATCTTTTATTGCATCAGCCTCACTAACTAAGTTATTGTCATTAACTCTTCTCTTATACACCTTCATTTCCCAATAGTGATGACAATTTACACCTCCTTTAAACTTAAATAATGAATAATTTTGTCCTTTATGACCTAATTCTTTATTTATACCTCTAAAAGACATCATATTTATATCTTCTTTTCTAAATACTAAATTTTGACCTGTTAACAGTTCCATTCTTTGACAAAAACGTCTGCTGTTAGCAGAATTTCTTACAGGACCATAAGAGTAGCGAACCTTATATGTTGAATTGTCTTGTGAAGACTTCTTATTAGGTTTAGCATCATCTTTTGATACTTCTGCAAGTTTAGTAAAGTCAAATTCTGCTTCTGTGTCTTCTACTTTTTCTGTATGAACAAGTTCCCAGTCACTGTCATCAATCTTTTCCCCTAAAGACTCTAATTGTGATAAGATGTCATCACCTTCTTCATCTGTAAAGTCTTCTTTTTCTTGACTTGACAACTTTTCACCAGTCTCTTCTTCTCTTTTAATCTTTGTTTCAATATTATCAAGCTCTGTGAACTCAATTGGTTGTAGAGTAACAAAGTAAAGATTAAGGTTTATACCATTAAACGATAACAGCTCATTAAATGAGTTGATTAGTTGGGTCTGAAATGGGCGAATTACAATGTTATCCATTAAAACACTTGCAGTTCTTAATTCTTCTGCATTATTACCAAAACCAGTATTATCTTTAATACCAAGTAATATTGGAGATACAACACCGTGACCAATCATTATCTTCTCTCTTGACTCTTTAGCTAAAAAGTCATATTGTGCGTGAGCATCTGGTAGATGAATAGGTTCAACAGTTGATTGGTTTTCTGCATTATCATTAAATGCTAATATAAATCTACCTGCATTACTACTTCCGCTAAACTTTTCATATATCTTTCTTTCTATGATCTCTTGTGCTTCATCACCTGGAATACCATTGTTAAAGTTTAATAGTAAAGAAGGCTGCAGTCCATTCTGTATATTATTAATGTGATAATTAGATACTTCTTCCTCTAAATTACAGTACTGTAAACATCCTTGATAATCAACTGGAGAATAATAATAGAAACCTGCTCTATAAGGTTTTATACAGTATATCTCTACGTTTTCACTTTTTTTACCAAACTTAAATGCTGGTATTCTTTTAGGCTTATCAGAAGGCTTTATTTCACTCCATTTAGGATGATAGTAATATGCTTTTATTTTACCGTCTTTTGCTTTCTCTGCTCTTAATGTTTCAGTAGGAAAATGCTTTAACTGCATTATCTTTGTTTTCCTTTTATTATATACAACTTGTATAGATGCTTGACCTAAAAGTTTTAAGTCTCCTGTAATTCTTCTTACATCTACATCTTTTAGTATTTGTTGCATTTGACCAAACTGAACAGAATTATCTTCTGAATCTGTTGCATTTAGTCCTCTACCATAAATTAAATCTGTGATACCATTAATACATCTTGAGTTTGTTGGACTCCCAGTATATCTATCTATAATGTCTCCAAAATAGTTATTATTGTCACCATATTCAACCCAATCATATCTGGTTGATTCTTTTATGCTTGGCACCTCGTACCCTGATAGGTTTATTACTTTTACTTTGCTCATATTACGATATATTTTTGGCTATCTGTATCTGTCCCTGTATATTGATCATACTTATTACTATTTAATGTATGATCTGTTGTATTATCTGTTTGAGAAGTACAATAACCTTTACCTCTATAGAGTAATGTACTTCCTTGTTTTAACTCAAAAGAATAGCTGTTTTCAGCTGTTAAAATACTAAAAGCCACAGACATCTGCAAGTAATTACCATCTGATGAAAGACTTGAGGTAATATCTGTTATAGTTTGAGTTTTTCTTGTACCGTCTTCTATAATAACCATAGATAAGTCACTCGCAACAGTGTAAGCTCTTGGAATTATGCTAATTGTTTGAGATGATGTTGTTGGTGATAATCTTATCATACCTATATAACTTATAAAGCTTAATATTGTTCAAAAAAAAAGAGGACTATTAAAGTCCCCTTTCTGTGTTTAAGAAAATCCTCTATGTTTAAGAGTTAGTACCTGCTGTTACAGTTACTGTTGCACTTGACATACCATTGTATGGGTCAGCTGCTGTAGGTGAAGACACAAAGTTAGCTGGAGTTGTTTCCATACCAGTTAACGTTAATGTATATCCACTTAAGTCTCCCATTGCAGCACCAGTTACAATTGTACCTCCTGATACATCTGCACCGTGTTCAAGTCCTACAACCATTACGTTTCCGTTGTAATCTTCAACAGCAACGTGAGGTCTTCCATAAGCTAATAACTTTAATTCTTTATTATCTTCTTTAGATAATTTGTGTAGAGTTAAATTTAATGTTTGCTCATAGAAAGTAGTTCCATTTTCTCTTGAAGAGTTTACTGTTTGTTCTAATGATGAATTACCTTTTACTTCATATTTAAATGCTGTAAAAGTACCACTCATATTAGTAATTTCATCATCTGTTAATGTTACAGTTCCAAAGTCTCCAAAATCAGTAAAATAAACATTTTTTATTCCACCAACGACATCTTTACAAGGTTCTTTCCTTCCTAAAGTTAAATCACAAGCCATAATTTTTATTTTTTATATAAAAAAAGGGCGGTAGGCTCAAGGCTTACCTACCCTTTCTTAAGTTAAACAGTTATTTATTATGCAGTAGCGTATAATACTACTTCATCTCCAATTCCGTGCTGAATACCAGCAGTAAATCTCATAACAACTCTCACATTTTGAGAACCATCAAGATCAGCCATATCAATTACTTTTACTTCGTTTTGATCTGACATTAGACCAGTTCCGAAGAATAAGTTTGATTTTTGTGCTGCTACAGCATCGTTATCAGATAATCCTGGAGCTAATGCAATTTGAATACCATCAAACTGAAGACCAGCACCACCGTTATACCACTGTGTACCTTTGTTGTCAGTACCTGCAGCTCCTAATCCTGATGCACCAAATCCACCTAATGCTCTAACGTAGTTTCTATACATATTAGAAGGTAAGTAGATAGTCATATCTTCTGAACCATATACTGTAGTTGGGATTGCGTCAGCAATTTTACCAAGCTCTGTAATAATGTTACCTGCAGTTGAAGCAGTACCTGTTACGTCATTAACGTCACCATCAGCACCTAAAGTAGTGATGAATCCGTCAAATTGACCAGCAGTTGCGTCAGTACCTGTCCAAATGTTAGTTTCAATTCTTTGAGCTACTTTATCTGCTACGTGAGCAATTAAGAAGTCTGCAAAGTTTGATGGTAAGTTGTCAAATGCAGAATATCCCATTTGTGCAGCTTCCCAGTCGCTTCTAAAATCCTTTTTACATAACTCTAAGTTCACTTGGAACTCTTCTGGAGTTAAGATTCTTTCAGTAAGAGTAAGTGTTGATGTGTCATCAAAATCACAAGTTGCGTTTTTAACGATGTCATCTGTTGCCACTTTTTTCATTACTTGTTTGTATTTAACATTAGGTACTACTGTAATATTACCCTCTGCTAAAGTTTTACCTGATAATAAAGCTGCAGAAATATATTTCCCAGCAAATTCACCAGCGTAAGTAGTAGTTATTGAAGTTGTTGTTGCCATTTTAAATTAATTTAATTATTAGTTATTGCGTTTAATACTCTATTGTAAGTTGTGTTTTTATTTGCGTTTGGAGAAAACCTAACACCAATCTTTCCACTTACTTCGTTTTCTGGTGAATGATTAATTGCTTCAGCAGGCTCATCAGCAGATAGTTCTTGTGGAACTTCTTCTTTAGCTTCTTCTTTAGCTTCAATCATACCTCTTAATTTCTCTACCATAGACTTAAGTTCTGACACTTCGTCTTTAGTAGCGTACTCTACAGCAGGAGCTTCTTCTACTGGATTCTCCTCGTAGTTTTCCTCTTGTAGTTCGTCAGCTGATTCTTCTGCAGAGTAAGATACTTCTTTCACTTCAGCAGTAGCAGCTTCTTTTTTAATCTCCTTCTTAGCTTCTTTCTTTTCAGCTTTAGGAGCTTCTTCTTTTAATTCAACTTCAGGAGTAGTTACTTCTTCCTCTGTATTAGTTGATAAAAGAACATCTTTGATTTTAGTTACAATTTCACTTGCTTTCATAAGATTCTTATTTATAGTTATTACTGATTTTAAATACTTTGTTGTATTTTTAAGATGCTTTAGCTTGGATTACAAACCATTCAGTACCATCACACCATACCGTTATACCTTCATACGCTTTATTAATTCTATAATGAGTAGATTCACCATCTAAGGTCTGTCCACTTCTTGGTGTTAAATCAGCGTGTGTGTTTGTTGTATATGAACCGTCTGTTATTAGTCTTATTTGTCTATTTAAGTTTTTAGTTGCTGTTGCGTCTGGTAAAGTTACCTCTACTGTATCACTTCCACCTGACCAGCTTAACTTAATCATCTCTGCATTATCATAAGCAGAATCATTTAAATCTATATCACTACCTCCAGATACAACTGTAATGTCAGTTGACACTAAATGTGTAACTATTAGATTCTCTAAATTAGATATTGTAGTTTTTTTAGTTTCTGATGAATGTACAATAGCTATTACTTCAGAACCATCTAAATCTGATGCTGCTACTAAACTTAATTCGGATATTTTTTTATCTGCCATTATAATTTTATTTTACTGTTGTCTTCTTGTAATATGAAATCTATATTTTCTTGTAATAAATAATTAGTTGTCCTATGTATGCTTCCTATTCCTTGTGCTTCTAATGTTCCATCACAGCATTTTATTGAATATGTTCTACCATCAGGACACAAACAAGCTCTTGATGAACTTCTTGGAGAAGAATAACTTAATGTTGCATTTTTTCTTCTTTTCATCTTTTTATTGGAACACAATTAGGAACCTTTCTACCATCTTTATCTTTCATTCCTATTTGCTCATATCCATCTTGACAAGGAGCTTTTAGATTGTGTTCCTCACAAGGCATATACCACACATCTCCTTCGTACTCGTGTGTATGATACCCTGAACAACCTATATCTTCAGCAGCCTTTTCTGCTTCTTCTTGTGTTGAATAGGCAGCTCTTCCATCTATAATTGTTGATGCAGCTTCAATTGCATCAAGTCCTTTTAGTTTAGATGTTGTCCAGTTAAGCATTGATTTACCACCCCATAATAAATATGAAATAGTACCACAAGCTTCATTGTTACCTGGGTCATAATAAGCAGCTGCTCTTGATAAATAAGAATATATTCTTTTTAATGTAGGTAGAGTAAATTTCTCTCCTTTCTCAAGCTGTCTTGCTCTAACCTTACCAACTTGAGTTGCACATTTATTGTTTACTTTTTCGTTTAAAGCAATACCTCTTTTAGCATTGTTCTTTGCAGACTGTGGATAACCTCCATAAGATTCAAGCTCTACTTCTTCAGTTAAGCTTGCTAAAATTTCTGCAAGATCAAACTCTGCATTAAGTTCACTTAAACATTCAGAGCAAGCATTTTCTTCTACGCTTTCTTTTGGTCTTTCAAGTCCGTCAGCAAAATATCCCTCTATAGAAAATCCTTTTACTTCTCCTTCTTTTACTGCTTTCCACACATCATCATTTAATACTTTCATTGATACCATCCAAGTTCCTTTTGGTAGGTCAAAACCATAAGCTGATGCTTTATCATTTTTAGGGTCTTCTATTAACCAAGATTCTACAACTGACATATCAGATAATTCAAATGAATGTTCAAATGTAGAGTTCTGATGTTTACTTTTTATAAAGAATAATTCAGATGCTTTTCTAACTGTATCTTCAGAAAAGTATATGTAGTAATCATCTTCTTCTCCTTTTCTAAATATCTTTTTGTTAGGTATAAGTGCAGGACCCATAAGAATCCTTTGTTCTGCATCTACTTCTGCAAGTTTTATATCTTTATGTTCTTTTAGTGCAATAAAGTCTTCTTCTATTGCTGGATTTTCAACGACAGAGATAGCTTCAATACCACTAATCTCATTTTCTTCGTCTATAATAAGTTCTATTATCTTTTCCATATCTAAATAACCATATTAAGTTTATTTTGTTTTATTATCCAATAGATGCTCCTTCAATTGTACTACGTTCAAGTTCCTGTGCTGTTGATACATCAGATGCTACAACGAAAGCTTTTATTGGCTGTTGTTCGGCTTGTGATATTGTTTGAGCCAATTGACTTTCTTGTGTTGCACCTACTACATTAAATGCAGGAGCTTGTATTTGTGTTGATGGCAGAGCTGCTGTAGCACCTCCTCCTGAAGATGCACTTGATGGATTTTTGATTTCGCTAACTGCTTTTGAAGCTTGTGCTATTGTAGAAGCTATGGATATACCTGCAGAAGCTGTGTTTATTCCAACAAATGGCTGTCCTGCTGTTACTGGAAATGCAGCTACAGCTTTTGCGTTTGCGATTGCAGTGTTAGAAATTATTTGTGCTATTGCTCCAGCTTTTTCTATAATAACTCCTGCAACAGCCATATTTTTATTTTCACCAGCGACATCCTGTAATAGTTTTCCTACAGAAGAAACAGCTCTTCCTATTTCTCTAATACTTCTTTGTCTTGCTTCAGATTCTTTGTCACCAACTTTAATTCTTTGATTAGCATAAAATTCTGTAATTCTTGTTAAATCTTCCTCATAACCTATCCTATTGTCTAAGTCTTGATATAGTAAATCAAGTTCTTTTATAGCATTATCTTCAGCTAAGTTAATTCTATCAGTTGCACTTTGTATTTGAAATTGTTTTAAATACTCTGCTCTTTCATTAAATGCAATTTCTGCTGCATCTAAAAAAGGTATATTGCTAAAGTCAATATCTTCAGGAATACCAAGAAAATCCTCTAAGAATTTACCTTCATCAAAGTCTTCTTCTGTATCAGTAAAACCACTTGTGCTAAAATCAAATGTATCTGGTTTTTTTAACAAATCGTTGAACTCAATTAACAAATCTCTACGTTTTATTATAGCAGCATTTTGTTTGTTATAAGCATCCAACAAGTTGTCAATTGCAGTTAAATTACTTGCCGTTACACTGCTTATGTCACCAGCATCTTTCTCAACATTATATATTTTTTGAAGCCTGGTTTGTTCTTTAAGAAGCTCTGCCTGTGTTAATTGATTTCCAGCAGTTACTTTTGCGTTTTCATTAAATATATCTTCTTGCTCTCTTAAGTTTAATTGTAAATTAACATAGTCCTGTGTTAGTTTGTTTATAGCTTCTTGATCTCCTAATTGAGATTTAACTACCTCTGCAAACTTACTGTCAGTTGCAGTTAACAAATCTGTAACTTCTTGTCTTTTCTCTAAAGTGGTATTTACACCGTCTAATAAATCTTTATATCTCCTTAGTTCTTTAGTTGATTTTACAATAGAGTCATCGAAAGAGTTTATTGCTTGAGAGGCTCTTTCTCCTTGTATAGACATTCTTTCAAGTAAAGCAATAACAACATTTGCTACAACTAAAAAACCAATAGGACCTGTAAAAGCTTTCCTTAACTCTATAAAAGCGTTTTTAAAACCACCTGTAGTTCCAATTAAGGTAGTCATTAAAGTAGTTAATTGAGATAAGTTGTTTGCTACACCTCTAAAACCATAGTTAGCATCTTGAACACCTCTACTAAATTCAACAAGAGTTGCAGAAGCTAACCCTGTCTTATCTGTTTGTTGCTGGGTAACTAAAGTTAGTTTTTTATATTCATCTTCTAATAAACGTATATCAGCCGTTTGCTTTCTAAACAGCTCGTTATTTGAAGTGTTAGCATTTCTTAATTTCTTTAACTGATTAATTTGTGCCTGCAACGCAGAAGCACTTAACTTACTTTCTTTAGCATTTTCTCTAATACTTTTATTTAAAGCTTGAAAAGCTACAGCAGCATCTTTAGTCTCTACATTTAATTCTTTTATTATAAATGTACCGTCTTCAGTAATTTTTATGTTATATACTAATTGTTTATTATCTGCCATACCACCTACGTTTAATTACTTCTTTTGCTTCCTGTATTGTTAAAGGAGCTTTATACTTTCCTTTAGCAATATCTATATAAGGATTAACTCCATAAAAATTATCTGTCTTTAATAGTTCTATTATTAATTTAATCATTATTCATCTGTTTGGTCTGCTGTTATTAATGCACTATCTACTGTTACTGTAGTGCTATCTACTCTTAAGTTTCCAGGAGTTGGTGCTGGAGTTGATCCAACTACACAATTGTCATTATAAACTAAATTGTTTTCTCCACCCATATATCCGTGATTATAACATTCATAACTAATAGTTCCAAAATCACCTAATATGTTTAATGTTATGTCTCCATAATAATAAGTGTATGTGTTTCCATCTTGCCCTACTTTACTTCCGCCATTTCCAGTTCCTGTATATGTAATTAAAGATTCTTTACCGTGATTGTAAAATGCTATTGGATGTGATGACGGTACATTACTTAATGTAAAAGTTCCTGTAGCCACCTGATAAACACCATACTTGTTGTCAAATATGTATAAATAACCACCTGTTATAGCTTCTACTCTAACTTCAAATAATGAATTCAAACACAAGTAGTTTAAGATAGAATAAGAAGGAAGTAATTCTAAATCAGCTTTACCTGTAATTATATCTAAACTTATAGAATTTATATTATATTTCTCTCCTAAAACTACAATTGTATCTGCAAGAGAAAAGTTTGTTATAAAAGCATTTGTAAGAACAGCTTTTAATTTAGTTAACCTTGCTCTTGGGTCAAATATGGATGATATATAATTCTTATAATATAAAGAAAAAAGATTTTCTCTGTATTTAGGACCTAAATAATCATACTCACTATTTTCAGCTCCAAAATGATTAGTTTGTGATATTTCTATATCAACAGCATTACTTGGTATAAAATAGCTTGATATTTCATCTTTATTTGCTCTGCTATTATACAAATAAGGTATTGTCGGTCCTGAAATAAGTATTGGGTAAAATAAAACTGGCTTCCCTATATATGGGTTATATTTTTCTTGCGTTCCTGTATTTGTGTCTTCATTAGATTTAGTAACACTAAAACCAACTTGAATATCCTCTGCAACACCATCACTTCCATCAATCAACCTTTCAAACTTCATATGCCCAAATTTAGGCTTTATGGTGTATTCTTTTTTATACTTACTTAAAGGAGAATCAACCTCTTCCAATTCACCACCCCAAACAAGACCACTTGACTCACCGTGCTGTTTTGCAAGAAGAGAGCCTGTATCTTCATATTCAAATAACACTTTTGTATAAGGAAGAGCTTTGTTTACAGAACTTGAAGATATGTCTATTTTACTTGTCAAGTCTGTTTCTACTATTGATGATGAATAGAAGTCATCAAGAGTTTTTACAATTATTGTTTTTTGTGTAGGGGAGTCATTTCTTACTTGAGCTACAAGATTAAACATTTTAAACAGTCCAGTTAAAAACTCAAGAATTGTCATATCTGGCATATTTAAATGTGAGTAAAAAACACCAGTATTGTTTAATGATAAATCCGTACCTGTTCTGACTATATCAGGAACATTGTCCCCAGATTCTCTGTCTATTCTTGCTATCAGTCTTAATGAAAAACCTAAATCAAAATCAAAAGACGATCCTGAATCTGTTATAATAATAAAAGTATAAGTACCTGAATCGAGTTCTATTTCAACAAAATCACTTGATGTTTTTTTAGTTGCCTCTACAAAAACCGTTTCATACTCAACACCATCTTTCTCTACCCTTAAAGTGTAAGGAGTTGTTGTGTTTGTACTTGCAGCTGTAAGTCTTGCAAGAACACTTTCAACCCTACCGTTATCTATACTTACAGTAACTCTATCTGCGTATGGTCCAGCTAATATTCCTGAAGAATTAGTAAAACTTGCAGACATACCAATAACATTTGTACCAGAAACATTAGATTCCACGTTTCCAATATTAAATGTATTTACTGGAGTATATACTTCTTGCACACCTTCATCTTCTTCACTACCTATTTTTCCTTCTTTTTGATGAAGCCACATATATAAATTATAATAATCTAAATTTGATGTGTTAAAAAAGTCAGTAGAAAAAGAAACTGTTTCGGTTTCAGTTGACAAAAGCTTTTCAATTGCCTTTATTATTAAATCTATTCTTATAGCAGGCTTTAGTTGGTCCCATTGCAATCCATTTCTTTTACCATTTAAAGGATAATCAGAAGAATCATAATATAAATTACCATCTTCAAACCATCCATAAAATGTTGTTTTGTTAGAATTGTAATATAATCTGTCTGTGTGTGTTATTAATGGAACTACTAAAGGTTCTATATGTGTGGTTCCTTCTTCGTCAGTTATGTTTTTTGATGTAGTTAAATAATCTTTTACACTATCTGTTCCTGTTGATTGATAATTTAAATAGAAGTTGCTAAGAAAACTTAAGTCTTTTAATTTAGCACTATCTAACCTTTCTCTTAAAAACCTAAGGTTACCATAAAAAGTTACTTTATATGTGCTTGGCTTATTATATTTAAGATCTACACCCTCAAGCATAATGTAACCTTCCCTGAAGACTCTGTTGTTTATTTCTATTCTTGATTCTTGTGCAACTCTTGCTGAAAAACCATCCACAATACTTCCATTGTAGAAATGTTTAAATACTTTATTGTTTCTGTCTGATGCAGGTAAAGTAAAGTTTTTACTAAAGTCTGTGAATATTTTACCAGGATCTTTTACATCTTTTATGGATGATTGTATTGTAATAGATCCATCCTGAAAAACATCTACTTCTTCATTATTTATAAAAAGCTGTACTTTTTGTTTCATTATCTAACTGAATTAATACCATCAAAAGCATAATCAAATTGAACAGTATAGTTTACAAGTTTATCGTTTAGATGTGTTTTATAAGAAAAACTACTATCTTTTACAGACACTGGTAAAGTAATGTTTCCATCCCTAATCCAAACATCTTCTGATTGCATTAATTGTCTAATAGTTTCGTTATATTCTTCTTTTAAGAATCCTGTGTTTAATGTAAGTGATTTTCTACTTGTGACATCTTGAGTTATTGTTGTAGGACTATAGGTGTTATAACTTACATTAGAAGTCGTAGAATAAATTGTGCTTGAGTCAAAACTTTCTCTTTTAACATTTAAAGCGTCTGTTCTTTTTTTATTAAACCATAAATCTTGTATAGCACCAAATTTATTTATAAATGATATTTTATAATTATCAAACTTGCTGCAGTCTAAATATATTGGGTAAATTGTTTCTATTGATTCTCCTGTAGTTGCTGAATATGTAGGAGATGATGTGTTTTGTGATACAACTTCTATTTTACTTACAACAACGTTAGTTGAAGCATATTTAATAAATCTATTACAATCTTCTGTTGAAGGTAATTGTGAAAAAGTTGCTTCTGTATCTTTATCTGATAAATATTCATTTCCTGCAGAATCTTTACTGTAAAATCTAACAATACTAACACCATTAGGGCCTTTATACACTGGTACTCTTACAGATTCTCCTTCTGGAATGTATATGTAATTATTACTAATTAATTTAGATGATACATTGTTAGAGTTTATTCCATCCTCAAAATATCCATATCCTTTTGTTGCTATTCCATATCCTGTATCAATTGTGGTTGGGGTAGCATCACTGTATATGTTTGTTTTATCATAACTCCACCAGCAAGTAGATTTAATATTAGAAAGTCCACTTGAAGCTATTCCATAGTCATTGTTAAACACAATTTCAATATAATCTTGTACAAGTTCAGCTATTTCAAATCTAATAGTATTGTTTGAATCTGGATTTGTTTTTGTTATCGTATATTGTGGAGATGTTGGTTGATTATCAAATCTACCAGTCCAACAATATAATTCCAACGTAGAGCTTGTTAATACCGCCATATCTTTTCTTTTAGTATATAACTATAAAAAACAATATAGTATTACAAGAATCTAACAAATTACATAATTAGATACTTCTCCAGGATTGTTTACACCTATTCTAAATACAGCTCCTGCATCTGATTTAACAAAATTAGTACTTGTTGGAGTATATAAGGTTGTTAGTGTATCATTTGTGTATAGACGAGTTCCATCACCAAGTGTTCCTGAATAAGCAAGTTTAACATCAAATATTACTGGGTTTGAACAGGCTGTTGAAGCAGATGACCAAGATGCAGATGCTACTCTAAATTTAGTTATAGTAGGAGTTGGATCTGGCTCTGGCTCTGGAGTAGGATTAACAGCTTCATTACAATCTGCACAATTAGAATATGTTGTTAAGTTTGCAACATTTACTTCTGATTCTAATCCTACTGAACCTAAATCTTCCATACAAACACCGTTGTCATTTATTACTGCAGGATAATTACTGCCTAAATCAGTAAAACTTCCATAGCTTTTTAGAATATCTGAACCGCCAGTTGCACAATCACCATAATTTCTAAAAAAGGATAGAGTAGGAGTTGGGTCAACTTGAGGAAGTGTAGCTTGACAAATATCACAACCAAAGTAAGTTGTAAAACTTGATAAATCAAAAGGTCCACTTACCTGAACATCGTCCAAGTATTCTTTACAAACATTATTTGTTTTTAATACAAGGTTTGTTGATATTTGACTTGTAGAAACTACACCAGTTATAGTACCACCACTTTGACCACAATCTATAAATCTTGCATAGTAAAATGGAATTACTGGTTCTTCTGGTTCTTCTGGTACAGGTAACTGTCCTATACATTCTTGACAAGTACCATAAGGCTGAAGTCTTTGTATATCTGACTGTACTATGTTGAAATATGGACCAGGAAAATCAAAGTCATCTGCGTAAGTTTCTATTATCTCATAACATCCTCTTCCACCAGATTGACTAACATCGCCTATGTCTAATATATTATCAAATGTATCTCCTTCGTTTGCATATTGAAATCCATCAAATCTAAAATATTCATATACTCCTGCAGAGTCTTGTCCTTGACATCTTCTTGCAAGTAATCTTTGTTGAATTGGAACTGGGTCTGGGTCTGGGTCAACTCCTTCACATCCACCATTAACACAAGCACTTGCAACTCCATTAGATTCTATGTATCTAAATTGTCCATTTGTTCCATCTGTACTTGTTGAGTATGTACCTGCCGATAAAGACGGTGAAGAGCTTCCTTGTGCATTGCTGTAAAATTGATTACCAACACAAAAATTAGTAACACTATCCCTATCTCCCCATATAGTTACTTCTGTTGCAGAAGTACAAGCTGTATCACTTGCAGCATTAGTAGATACAAATCTTAAGTCTGTAAATTGAGGTCTTGAGTCCCATAAAATTCCACGATTTAAGTCATCTTCATATTGGTCACTAACTAAACAATTGTAGTATAACTGTCCTGTAGTTGTTTGAGTTTCACCTCCTCCACCAATTTCATTAATGACAAGCGTATCTGTTGTCTCTCCAGAGATTGGACTTAAGACAGCAGTTCCTCCATCAGCAAAAGTTCCTTTATACCACTGATAATTTATATTTCCAGTTATATTAGCTATTGTAGCTGTAAGTGTTGTTTTTTGATATATAAAAGATACTGCAGCTGAATTGGAATCAGAGTTGCTTGCAGTTATATTTACGGTAGGAGGTAGTTGTTCTCCTACACCAGAACCTGAATCTGTACCTAATCCACATTG